GCTTCCTATCTATGCTTTCTTACAATCAGGTATGGACTCAAGCCAATTCTCTTTATCATCTGTTATGCCTTATGATAAATACAAAGAGATAATGGAAAGAGCATCCGGTAACTTCTTAAGTAGATTAGATAAAGAAGATGCTAAGAAGATCTTGGGTGGTATAAATGAACTATTTATTATAGAGAATTCAGTTAACAGAAGTAAGAAACCACTAAGAAACAGAGGTTTATTAGTAAAACAACCTACCCTTAACTTGCCTGTAGCTAATACTAACTTATATGAGCAACCATTCTTAAAAGAAGTTGAGCAAGATATATTTGAGATGGATACCTTTACTATGAATGGTAGAACTGTTACTATAGATGCTAATGATCCTATAGTAAACTTACTAAGAAATGGTAATAAAGATACCATATTCTTAATGAGTCCTTCTGACTTGTTTAAGTTTCAAAATACATACTTAACAGCTGATGAAGTAGATCAGGCTATACTTGACTATCATGTAGCTACAGATAGACTTAAAGCTACAGGTAAAAAGATTGTAGTAAATGTAAACAACTTTGGTGGCAAAAAAGTAGCTAAGGTTGAACCATCTACAGCAAACATCCCGGGTGTTGAAACTACAAAAGTGATTGCTAACCCTAAGATAATATCTGATGGTGATCTAGCAGCTTTCAAAATGGAGGTAGATAAAAACAAAGGCACCTTACCTAAAACATTCTTTACTAATAATAACATGACTAAGTGGTTGCTTAATAGCAAGAACTTATATGACTTAGTAGATAAAGTAACCGGTGAGATATATCTTAGAGATGTAAACCTTGAGACAGGTATATCTGAAGCTCCTCTTCCTGCTATAAAAACAGCACCTGCTCTACCTACTACTACTACTCAGCCAGTTAATAGATTATCAGGACAAATGACAATGTCTTATGGTAAAAATAAGAGATCTGATGTTACAAGTAACACAACCTTTGATGCAATAATTAAAGGTGAAAGAACAGCTACTACAAGATATAGTAATAAAAAAGCTTTTGACTATTGGAAAAGTGCTAAGGTTGGTGATATAATAACTTGGGAATCTGCTGATGGTAGAACAGTTGATGTTGTTGTTACAAAAGCTCTTCATCCATTGAAAGGTTCAGATAAAAATCCTGAGTCTTGGTCTAAGTTAGAAGGTTGGTCTGTAGATTACTTTGAAAATAAAGTAAGACCAGAACTTGATAATGCATGGCAAATAGAGTTTAAACTAGCTGAACCTACACAAAACATTCAACCACAAGTTTCTACAGATAAAACAAGACCGGTGTTTGATTCACTTCCTGGAAAATCTGCTACACCTACTATGACTTATGCTGGTATAGGATCTAGAGAAACTCCAAAAGAAGTTCTTGATCTGATGACTAAAGCTGCTAACTATCTTGATGGTTTAGGCTACACTTTACAAACAGGCTTTACTTTTAAAAATAAAGAAACAAGTTTAGATGAAGAAGGTGCAGATAAAGCTTTCTCAGATGGAAGTAAAAACAAAACTTTGTTTGGTCCTTATGGTATAAGAAAAACTATTAATGGTGTTACATCTGTTGATAAGTATAATGAAAATGTTACTGAAAAGTCCAACAGTATAGTTAAAGAAATACACCCTGCACCAGATAGATTAACACCAGGAGCAGTAAAGCTTATGGCTAGAAATACTAACCAAATCTTTGGTAAAAATCTTGATAGTACAGTAGACTTTGTATTATTCTATGCTCAAGAAACAAAAGATCCTTTAAGACCAAAAGGTGGTACAGGGCAAGCTGTTGAAATGGCAAGAAGAAAAGGTATACCTACTATTAACATGGCAGATGCTAATTGGAGAGAACAATTAAAAGCAGCTATTGCTAATAAGTCTTCTGCTCAACCTATCACTCAACCAGCTGCTGTAGAAAAGACTCCTCAACCAGGTGATGTAGTATCTTATAATGAAAAGCCATATTTATTATGGAATATTAATGCTGCTGGAAAAGCACAACTTACTGATCCTGATGGTACCAAGTTTACAGGAACTCCTAACATAGACAAATTAGGTTATATAAAAACTTTACCTAAAGTAGAGTTTAACAATAAGATGTTTGTTGTAGATAGTAAGAATAAAATATTCTCATTATCTACTGGTAATGAGGTATACAAAAAAGCTGCTGAGAGATCTCAGATTCTTGATAAACTTAAGAGTTCTACTACTCAACCATCTACTGGTGTTGAAGTTAAGGAAGTTATACCTCAATATGGTGTAGTACAAGCTTCAACAAATCCTACTAAAGAGTTTGATAACAAATTAGTAAATGCAATATCAGACAACATTAAGAAAAATGCTTATGTTGAAAATGGTAGTAACACAGCTAATCTTATGTTTAGTTATGGATGGCAATGGAAAGGTAATAATACCAAAAATGTTACAGGAGAAAAATTAAAAGTTCAACCAGCTCAAGTAGATTTTAATGCTACTGGTAAATTACAACCTATTAAACCTTATTATTTTTATGACTCTAAATATAATGATGGCACACCAGTACCAAACATTAAAGAATTAGATTTCTTAAAAAGACATATAGAAAAAACATTAGGTATTGATATGTCTAACTATGACATTGCTTTAAATAATATATATACTAAGGGTACAAAATTATATAGACATACTGATATTGATGAATCTAATACTGCTAAAGGTTATCCAGTTGTAGTATATGTATTAGGTAATGAACATAAAGTAAGAGTTGATGATAACGGAGGTAAAGCAGTAAGAGGAGCCGGTCAAATGGTAAATCCTAAAACACTTACATTACGTAATGGTGATATTTATACATTTGGTATGGATGGTAAAGGTAGATTTGAAGCAGTACATGATGTTATTGAAGCACCAAAAACTGATTCAAGTTTTCCTCCAATTACATTACCTGATGGTACAGTTACTAGTAACTACACTGTAACTTTTACATTCAGAAGAGCCGCTGATTTAGAGCCCGAAATGCCAACTGCACCAGCTAAACTTACTACACAACCAGCTGTTCAACCTACTACTACAGATGTAGAGCCAGATATTGTAAACAAAAAGCAAGAACTACTTAAAAAGATAAATAAGGCTGTTAGACAAACAAACTTAACTGAGCTATTAGCTGAAAAAGGTTATGATGTAAAAGATATTATTAGTAACTTGGAGGCTGTTAAAACACAAGAAGACTTAAATAAAATAAACAAAATACTAGATAAGTTATGCTAAATAGTTGTCCTAATGAATCCTCACAAGAGTGGAAAGACATACTAAAAGAAACCAATGGTAATAGAGAAAGAGCTTTAGAGCTATGGGAGGAAAGAGGTTTTGCTGATAATGAAGATCTTAACAGTGAACCAGAAGCAGAAAAAGAAGAGGTTCCTGATATTGATCCTGAAAAGGACACAGCTTTTGGCAAGCTTATTGGTTCTATCAAAGTTTTTGTTAATAAACAACTTGCTATTCTACAGCAAAAAGTGGTAAGGGATCAAGAAACAAAAGAAAAAAAACTACAAGATCTTATCAAAAATATAGAGGCTGCAGAAGGTGTAGATTCTATATACATATTTATTAAAGATGCATATAACAATGCTAACAGAGCAAAAAAACAATTAGAAGATCTTATAAAAAATAAAGATGCTTATGATAGAAAAGATCTGATGGGTAAGATGTTAGCTATATCTGATTTTATTAATGGTTACTCTATATTAGATGAGTTAAATAATGCTGACTTAAAAGAGTACTTTATGCAAAGAGTAAGTATAAAGATACCAGAAGGTGAACTTACTCCACAACAACTTGTAAGTGCAGCTATTGCAACAAAAAATGATATAAAAGCAAGATACATAAATCAAGGTATACCTTTGATGGCTGACTTTTTATTAGGTTATACTACTGAGTTGGGAGCTACTATTCTTGACCAAATAGATACACTGAACAAGCGTATTAAAAACTTAGCTTTTGAAAATCTAAGTGATAAGAAAAAAGAAGAAAGAGCAAAAGAGTACCAAGATAAAATAGATAAACTACAATCTTTTTCTTTAAATAAAAAAACACTTGTTGAAGCTCTTAGAAGTTTTACCTCTGATACAGGAGTACTTAGTTTCTTAATGGATCCACTTATTAGTTCTGAAGATTCAGTTTTAGCTCTATTTGCTAAAGCGGTTAAGAGTCAACTAGAAAATGCCCGGATGAAGGATGATGATAACTTAAAATATGTAGGCAAAGCTTTTGATAATTATAAAGCATCTAACACTGCTAATAGAGATAACCCTGCAAAGTTTAATGAAGGTATATATGAAACAGTAACTGTTACCTATACAGATAAAAATGGTGAGAAAAAGACTGCAGAAAGAATAGACTTTGTACAAAAGTATGATCAAGAAAAGTTTAAGCAAGCTAGAAAAGCTTTCCGCAAGTCTTTAGGCGAAGCTCCTAAGTTATCTGAAGTCCCTACTAAACAGGAAAAAATAAAGCTTAAAGAATACATATCCAAGGTTGCTGCCTGGAACAGAGAAAATACAGAGCCTAAACCTAAAGAGGAGATAGACAAGATCATAGCAGCAAAAGAAAAACAAAGGAATGCTAATCTTATAACAGAAGAAGAATATAACAAGTGGAAAAAGTCTGTGATGTATACAGACAAGTTTGGTAATACTACTTATAAAAGAGAACTATCACAACCTGCAAAAAAATATATAAGTACTAAGTGGTTAGCTATGTACGATGTTAATGATAAGCCTAAAAATAATAAGGGTGAATATCATAAAGCTCTACTAAAAATATACTTTGAAGCACAAGATAAATTGCCGGCTTCTAAAAGAAGAGGTTTTAGAGTACCTTCTGTACCAAAGTCTGACCTAGAAAGAGCTATAGCAAATGGCCTTATAGATCTAACAAAACAAAATTTCTCAGATGCTATTAATGTTAAAGTTTATGATCCAGAATTTGGTCTAGCTGGTCTAGGAGAAACAGAAGCAAAGTTTTTACCTGTTCACTACACACAAGCTATGAATGCAGAAAATGTTAGTCTTGACTTAGCAAAGTCAGTACTGTTATTTGCAGCAATGGCTAATAGATATGAAGCTTTAAATGAGATACACTCAGAAATATCTATGTTCCAAACTATTATAGGAGATAGAAAAATTGCTGAAACTAATAGTAAAGGTGAGCCTATTCTTGATGCTTTTGCTAATAAGCAAGGTTATGTAGAGTACATTAAACAAAATGGAGAAGCTTATTCTAAAAAACATGTAGATGCTTTTATAGATATGGTTGTCTATGGAGAGATGCAAAAGGCTGAAGAAATATTAGGTGTTTCTCTATCTAAAATAACAAATATTGGTACCGGTATATCAGCCGTTACTACTATTGCCCTAGATGTTCTTAAAGGTGTGGCTAATAACTTACAAGGTAATATACAGTTAATTATAGAAGCTAACTCAGGAGAATTTTTTAATAAGAAAAATCTAGCTTTAGGTAAAGTTGAGTATATGAAAGAGTTACCAGGAATACTTGCTGACTTTGGAAAGTCTTACCCTGAAAGTTTTCTTGGTCAACTTATAAATAGATATGATCCTATGCAAGGAACATATAAAGATCATTATGGTAAAGATGTTACAGGTTCCGTAGCAAGCAAGCTATTTAGAACTAACACATTATTCTTTAACCAGCAGTTTGGTGAACATGAAATACAAGTATCATGTATGCTTGCTCTTATGGATGCAACTACAGTTACAGCTAAGGATGGTACCCAGATGACTTTGCTAAATGCTTATAAAAAGTTTGGAGTAACAGGTGTTGCTGAAAACACAGATTTTACAGAAAAGAAAAGACAAGCTTTACAAAATAGACTTCATGCTTTAAGTAAAAGAATGCATGGTGTTTACAATGATTTTGATAAAGGTACAGCTGGTAGATATTCTTTAGGAAGATTAGCTACAATGTATAGAAAGCATCTTGTTCCTGGATACATGAGAAGGTTTAAGTCTTTATCAATGGATCAAGAACTAGGTACTATTACTGAAGGTTTTTATAGAACTTTCTGGAATACTTTTGTAAGAGATCTTAGAGATTACAAATTTAATGTTGCACAAAATTGGTCTACATATTCAGCATTTGAAAAAGCTCAGATAAAAAGAGTAATAGCTGAAGCTACAATCATTATAACATCTACAGCTCTGATTGCTATACTAATGGCAGCCGGTGATGATGATGAAGATTTAAAGAAAAACTATGCATACAACTTCACACTATATGAATTAATCCGTATGAGAAGTGAGACTTTCGCGTATATTAGTCTTCCAGATGCATACAGGGTTGTTAAGTCACCATCTGCTATGACAGGAACTTTAGAAAGAGCTATCAAGTTTACTGATCAATTCTTCTTTACATGGGATCCTGAAGAACTAGAATTTCAAAAAAAGTCAGGTATATGGAATCAAGGAGACAACAAATCATGGGCTTACTTCTTAAAACTTATGGGTTACTCTGGTTATAATATTAAACCAGAAGAAGCAGTAGAATCATTCAAAGGAACACTAAACAAATAACAATGGCTAAGCAAACAGTAACAGGATCTATTAAGATCAAAGCAAAAATTAAAAGAAAAGGAATTCATGCTAAGAGTAAAACCTCTTCTAATCCTAATAGTAAGAACTATAGGAAACCAAGAGTATCTCAGGGTAATTAAAAAAAAATAGAGATACTCCCGAAGGAATATCTCTATAATTTTTATTTGAAAATGATCTTTGCAATATCCGGCCTAAAATACCGGTTGCTCTTCATAATCTTGCCGTCTTCTCTTAAGATAGGATTGCCATCAGCATCTAACTTACTCATGTTACTAAGGTGAATTTCATTAAACACTTCTTCTATCTTATGTTGAAGACCGTGCTTTAGAATAGTTCCACATAATATATACAGCTGATCCCCTAAAGCATCTGCTATTTCTACCATGTCTTCTTTGTTACAAGCTTCTAAGTATTCTTCATTCTCTTCAGCCATTAATCTATGGCGTAGTTCAGCTTCTCCTGTTGTTAACAACATTGGGCCTGTGCCATTTTTTTGCTTAAAAGCTTCATGGAAGATTTCCACTTTTCTAATTGTTTCCTTCATTGTTCTTGGTTTTAAATTTTAAGTCATGTAGATAACATGCACTAGCTGAGATTAAATCTTTATATAAACCTTCTCTTTTGGCAGCTTCTTTTGTTGTATATAAATATGGATTTTCCTTACGGAGCATCTTAAGCTTAGCTATGTAATAAGAGTAAAGGAATTCTACTTGTTTTTCCTCTTGCTCACTTGATGTATCAAAATTAAACAATATTTCTTCTAAATTTACTTTTTCAGGATTTTCTTTCATGTTTTAAAATATTAAATTTTCAGGAATAATTTCCTCTTTTATATAGTCAAGCATTCCATTTTTAGAGGGGTTTTCTCCATAAAAGCCTGAGCAGGAATCAATTATTATTTCTTCCTCTCCTTCTTTTTTAATTAGTTGAAATCCATAAACATCACCCATAACATATTGATTCATGGTTGATACTTCAAGCTTTAAGTTTGCTGTAGCTTTTTTTATTACTTCTTCTGTAATTACTGATTCTTTGTATTCTTCTTTAAGTTTTTTATCTGTTACATAGATGAATCCTACTTGTCCTGAGTCCCATGGACAAGAAAAACCTTCTGTGTTAATTGTTATACCGCTGTGATCATACATAAAAATAGGTATGCATACACTAGCTTTTAATTCATTTTCAATATGCTCTTGCATTTCTGACCAGTTTCCGAAGTCTTCTGATGCAAAATCTACTTCATCCCCAAAATTATATCTTTTGTGGAATATTGCCATGGTGCCTAGATTATCCCAAGACCTCGGGCTTTCCGCCCAAGTGTCTTGAAATATCTGTAAGATGTGGCCATCTTTGAGCTTGTGCTCTTCATATATATTCTTGTCATTCATTTTATAAATGGTTTAAATTACCTTCACTTTCTGCCTCCTTGATAGCATCTAATAAGTCTAGTTGTTCAATAACTGGTTTATCTATTTTAATAATAACATCTTCTTTTAAAAAAGGATTTTCTATTTCTTGAATAGGATCCTCTCTAGGGATTGTTATATTAACTATATCAGCCAGAGTGGGTTGTATGATTTGTACTATTTCCTGTACATTCTCTGTAACCTCATTAGGTGTGTCTTCTTGAAGGACTAATGGTTGAATTCCGTACTCTTGTGTGAAAAACCAATGTACGAGTCTTTGATGATCAAGCCAGTCTTTAGGATGTGATTTGTGTAAGCTTAGGGTTATATGATTGTATAAGGCCCATAAGCTTTTTGTGTCTGCATTATAATCAAACTTTGGTGAATGCATTTGGTGTTTGATTAATGTCAGCTGTTCTGTATTGAGTAAGTCTTCCTCAAAGTAAAGTCTTCCTACTAATTCAGCTCTTGTTTTATCATCTACTATGATTGTTTTCATAGTTTCTTTATCATAGACTAATTGCTTGTAGTATTGTTTTGCTTTACTTATCTGAGTTTGGATTGTTTCTGTTGTCTCTGAATCTGCTGATCCTGTATGCTTTCTTCCCCAGGCTCCCATGTTGCCATTTACCATTCCATTCATGCATACAAAGACATAACCTCCAATTGCACATTTGAATCTCATTGACTTATCATATGAGTTACTCCAAGCAAACATCATTCCCATATCAGGATCATCTGAGTAATCTAAATGGTATATGCCTTGTGCTATGTTCGCGTTCTGGTTGCATCTGTAGAGCTCTTGCTTTACTTTAAACCCTTGGGTTGTTAGGTTTCTTACGGTTTCTGCTATTACAAATTCATGTGGGATTACTGTATAAGTATCTCCTTCATAAACTGGCAGAGGTGCTGCCATTAATAATTCTTTTGTTGCTGTGATTGCTCTTTTTGCCATTTTTCTTGATTAATTAATGTTTCTATTATTCCATAGAGAGTGGGTAGTATTATAAGCTTTTTACCAAACATCTTCTTTGTCTTTGGTGTACATTTTAAAACTTTCAATTTCTCTATCCATTCTTCTATAGTTAGGTCTCCTTTATTCCGGTTACACTTTCTGCATGCATACACCTTGTTGTCCTTGGATAGTTTCCCACCCTTGGACTTAGGTATAACATGGTCCTTAGTTCTGTTAAGATCCGTGAGGTATTCTCTACAGTAATAACACTGGAATTTTACTGTCTCAAAATGCATTTAAAATAATGTTAGTTGATTATTTTTTGGAATGATGTTATTTATCTCCTTGTAAATCTTGTCCAGATAATAGCTTTCATCAATCTGGTAGTCTGCCCAAGATTTCTCTTCGTAGAGATTGAATATTTCTTGCATCCACTTCCCGGCTTCCAGCTGAATCTCTCTTCCATCAGACTTATTTACTTTATAGATCTTACATCCCTTTGGTGAGATATAATACCTTAGTGTTTTTTGTAGCTTTTCTCTACCTATCACCTGATCCTTTACACATACTTGTTGAAACTCCCAATCACCCTTGATTTTTACACCTGCACAATAGTCATAGATATTTCTATTTTCTTGTAAAAACTGTTCAGGTATCTTGCCTTCTACAAAGAACGCGTATAAAGCTTTAGGTATGATTAAAAAACTTTTGTTTTTATGAAGTGCTAAATTGCTAAATTCAAATAAGCCTTTACATTTTACTTTTTTTTTCTCAGCCATTTAATTTTATCCTTTCTATACTTATACCTCTAAAAAGTACTTTGTTGATTTTTTGTTTATGAAAAGTTGCTAGAACATTTTTAAGACCGCATCTTTTTAGCCTTTTATAATCTAAAAGTCTATTGTTCACTTTATATTGGTATTTAGTTAATACTCTTGACAATACTTTAGCTTGTATCTTTCCTCTATTAGGTGTAGTTTTCCAATTAGCTGAAAGTTTTTGTCCATGCTCTTTTCTTATACCCTCTGACCATTCTTTTTTCAATCTACTTGATATTTTTTTTCTTGTAGACTCATGAACAATCATTTGAGAATCACTATCTGATCTTAAATTATATCCATGATCTTTACTTAAAGCATTTAAAGCATTCATCCAGAAAAGTTCCTTTTTAGCAATTTCTATCTCATCTGTAAGTACTTCTAGTACTGTATATTCAAAGTTTTCAGAACCATACTTAGTCCAAGAATTTTGTAGATGAGGACTATCAGATACTCCTTTATTTAATCTATAGTTATGTTCCCATATTCTAGCATAAATATTCATAGATTTACCTATATAAACCTTATTATTTATTAGATTTTTAATCATATAAATACCAGCTAGATTTTTATGTTTTATATTTGCTTTCATAAAACAAATATAAAGAAATATAGTTATTAATACAAATTTTCTTAATAACTAGTATACCGCTAAGTAATTATTGACATCTTTGATAACCATCTTCTGATATTGGTCATGTTCTAAACTGAGTTGAGTCAGTTTTTCCCATTCTTTACAGATTTCAAGATATTTTTCCTGATCTTTCTCAGGTATCATAAACTCTACACCATCTGTATTCTGCATTAGAGGAACCGATTCTGGTATACCTTCACTTATCATCTCATACAGCATCATAAGGCTTAGCTGCCCGTTGATGGTTATCTGCATGCCAAATTGAGGATCATATAGGAAACTGTTCTCGTCTATACTTAATCCAAAGGTTGAGTTTAGGATAATCTTAAATACATAGTTCTTAGGATCTGATTTAGGTAGCTTTTTTCTTTCTTCAAAGAACCATTCATATATCTCACAAAATTCTTGCTTAGGTAGATGAGCCGGGGCCCACTTGTTTCTAATAGCTAGATTTGGATAGTATGATACAACATCAGATGATAGTATCAACATGCCATTACCGGATTCATAAACTCCAGCTTTTGTACAACCATGTACACCACCTAGACCAAAGTCTGTTTTAACTCCTTTATGAGTCAAACTATACTTAAATCCTCCTTTGGTGTTATTAGCATTCAGTATTAAACTTTGAAAGTTTTCTAATAAACTTTTAAAGGTTAAACTTTTAAAGTTTGTATAGGGTAGTATGATATCTGATATTTTGATTAGATCTCTTTTGGTTCTGAGATTCTTAAGATCATACTTGCTTATACCGGTTCCTTTGCTTAAGAAGTGTAGGAATAACTCTTTGGATATTCTTGGTTCTGAAGCACTAAAAAGGTTGATTTTGTATTCAGCTGTTAGAGTCTTGCGGAGATTGATCTGTTCCTTACTAAGCTGCATAATCTGTTTAGTAGATCTAACATCATTCTTACAGTACTCAATTATTGTATTAAGCTGCTCCTGAGAGGTTATTGACTCTGTATGGTCTATTGGCATATCTAATAAGTTTGGCCAGTCCATAGAGTATTGTATCCACTTTAAACCGGATCTCTTAGCTGGGTTATCCCAGTGATTAAGCTTGAATACATCAATTTGCCTAATACTTAGATCTTTTTCACTAAATTCTGCAAATCTTCTTTCATCTTGACCGTCTATTATCTTTTGTGCTTGCTTGTGGATCCATCCAGCAATATCTACAGCATTTAGTTTTAAAAGATGTGATTTGGCTCTTAGTATGTGCTCTGTAATTTGTGAGTCAAAACCTAACCCGTTAAATGATATGTGCCACTCATCTTGTTTTTTATTTTGTTCTAGAAAATCTATTAGCTCTGCAATCTGATTTTCTAGACGACTTACTACAAATACTCTTGTTTCAGTTCCTGTATAGTGTTCTGCTACTAGAACAGTACAATCTATCAGGGTTTCGTAATCCATTACCCAATTGTCTTTAGCCATGTTAGTTTTGTTCAGTTCAGCTGTCCCCCCTATATGTTTAAGACACAAAAAGGAGAGTATTTCTACTCCCCTTCTGCAGCTATGGTTTTTATTTTTGAGATTAAGGCATGATAATTGAAGACTTTGGTGCTTCAATTACAACATCTTTACTTGATAAGATACTCATGTAATCAACAGTCTTTGCATTGATTGCTATTGCTTCAATGAAAGCCATGATTTCCACTTGCTCTATTATATAATATTTCTGTAGTGTTTCTGTAGTTCTTCTTTCTTGTTTGTAGATCATAGGTTGACCATTTTCATCTTGAATAGGATGCTTTCTTTTTTCCATATCTCCATTATCATCTAACTTTGGAAAATAGGCATGCTCTTGTTTCTTGAATGGAGAGTTAATCTCCAATACTTTTTTGTCTTTCCAGTACACAACATCTATGTATGGACAATCTGCGGTTACAGGAATCATTCTGAAACTCTTTTCTGTTGCTGTATATGGTACAGTTATCAACATCATTGTTTTTAAGTCACTCATTTTATTTTGTTTTGGGGTTACAAATTACTATTTTTTATGCCTAGTTCCAAATTTATTATCTTAGCTACTAAGTTTTCTTTATCAAGATCCATTTCAGAACAAAGTTCTTTTACTTCTCTCAATAATGATTCTTCAACTTTTAGCATTTCTGCATACATAGAATAGTATTTTTCTGGATACAGAAAACTTTCTACATAAGCATAATTTGAATCTCTTTTACCATAAAAATTCTCAATCTTTTTCTTGTATGAATAACTAACTTCAGAATATTTTCCATTTATTAGTTTTTCCCAATCTTTTCTGTATTCTGAGAAATCAAAAACATAAGCTCCTTTATGATCTTCAAGTTGTTTGAAGTCATAAAAATGCCTATTTTTCAATAGTCTATCTTTCTCAAAATTTCTAAATTCTAAATCATCTCTTAAATGATATAGACATATTAGTTTCATATCTTTACATGAATACTGCTCATGCCAAGATATGTAGGTTTCAATAGGGGTTACACTTGCCCCGCGTTTTATTTCCAGAATAGGATACATGAATATCCTACTTTTCTGAAAATAATTTTTGTACAAAGATTTAATAGCCATAGTTATTATAAAATTACTTGGCCTGTCTCAAATTTAAAGGGTAAATCATACTTATTATTCTTATAATGCCACTCTGCTTCTGCTAGCTTAAGATTTAATTCATTTTGCCAGTTCTGCATTGTGGTAGGACTCACTTCAAAACAGTAGACTTGATTATACTTATCTACTACTATAAAATGAAAAACTATTTTCCAATCAGCATCAATACTATCCTTTAGCTTTTCTTTAACAAGCCTTTGATAAATTGCTGCCTGTAGATTATAGTTATAAAACTTTACGGTCTCTTCAAAGTCTGCAACAGTTTTACCAGTAGTTTTAAGATCATTGATATAAATGATTTTAGCATCAAAATCAATTTTCATATTATCTATGGCTCCTCTTAGTCCAAAAGATGAAAATTCCGCAGAGCTATACTGATCTATAGACAGCATTAGTTCATTGTGTATTTTAGTATTATCCATCTCTGATCGGTATGTACCTAAAAGTTCAGTTGCTTTACTGTTACTCTTAATTACATCTACTGCTTCATTACATCTTTGTAGTGTTTCATTATCTATTAAATCCTTATTGCCTTTTACTTTTAAGAATTCAAAATAACTTATAGTTTCTTCTGTAATTATTTTTGCAAATCTTTGAGCATCTGTCTTGAGTGCCTGATGTAAGTTGATCTCTTTGAGTATATCTAAAATATCTTTTCCAAAATCATCTAGAGTACCTATTGTTCCAAAAGAACTAAGGATGTGCTCTTTGTGTTTTTGAAATACTTTATCTATAACTAGTCTTGAGTTGCCTGTGGGTAGAGTGGATGGCAAAAGTATGAAACTTTTATCAAAACTACCATCATCAAGCAATAAATTGTGAATAACTTTTCCATCTATTAAATAACTTTCAAGTTTCTCTTCCCTCTGTTGAAGGACATAATGTTTGTAATAGAGTTTAGGTGAGAATAGTAATTTATTTAAGCCTGAGTAACTTAGTACCAGGGGCTTACTATAAAATTCTTTCTCTAACTCTTGTGGTGTTTTTATTGTTTCTATCATAGATCTGTTAGTACTGATACACCCATTGGATCAGGTGCCGGCATTTGTACTGCAACCGGTTGTTGTACTTGTTGTGCTGCTTCTTCAGCATCTGTCTCTGCTACTTCCTTCTGGATCTCTTCTACAGGAGCTATATCAGTAAATACAAAATATTCTGTACTACCCTCTATATTATCCTTGATAACTTTTTTTGCTTCCTTCATCAGTATAGCTAGGTTAGAACTATTAAGTAATCTTTTATCCTTAAGCTTATCAATCATATCATCTATGCTTATACTACGTCTAACTTGCAAATCAAAGAAATTAAGATAACTCTTGAAGTTAACATGTGATTTAGTATCTGAATTGTAAATCTCATTCTGATGATGATAAAATACCATTAGTAAATACACTGCTGATTTCTCATAATCACAATTAGCCATAGCTTCCATAGCAACTTTATGATCATTATTATCACTACTTTCAAAAAGATTCATGATTCCATCATACATTTCTTTATCTACTACACTACCTTCATTAAGTAGAGCTAATAGCGCATCAGAGTGATAAACATCTTTTCCTACCAAAGCATCCATAGCTTGTTGTTGCTCAACATTAGCTATAAAGAATACTATAGAACGATTTTCACAATTAACTAAGCTATCATCCTCATCATCATCTAAATTATCTTTCTGTACAATATCAAGTCTATAGTTATTAAGACCTCTATCTTTAAAACCATAGTAGTCTTCTAAGTATATCACATCCTCTTGAGAGTTTGTTAGATCGGTTATTAGCTGAATATATCTTTTGTCACCTACTCTTGTAGCTTTTTTTACATAATCAAGAAAATAACTTCTATGCATTAGATGAGCATAATTATCTGTTGAATAATATGCATTGTTTCTGTTAGCAGAATCTGGATCCATGAAAAATACATTAGCTGTTTCCTTAGCTTTTGCTATGGATAATTTATGTTTTTCACAAAAACTCTTTAGTTTAAATCTTGGAATATTACTATCCGGATAGATGAAGATGCGATCTCCAGCTGTTGGCATGTACTTTCTTGGTAATCCTTTTAAAGGACTGTTCTCAAATATTTCTATATGAGCATAATCAATTGTATTTTCTGGTTTATGTAGTTTATCAATCATTATGATTGTTCTACCCTCCGGTTTCTTCATAATTTTTTATTGTTGTTTTTGTTAATGGAAGATGTTCATACTTATTCTTAATTTTAAAATCTACATTATAAAATGTATTATTAAATCTTTTAGACACTGTTTCTATAATATCATCTTCTAGTTTCATATAAATCTCAGAGGTTAACCAACCTTTAGTATTACAGAATTCAGCAAAGTGTAAAGGAGTCATATTACACACAGAAAATAAAGTACTAAGATCTCTGAAAGATCTGCTAGCTTTTGTTCTTAGATTAACCATATTATTTGTTTTCCACCCAAGTTCTCTGGTCATTTTCCATAGCCAATAAATAGATTTTTGAATATCACAGGTGTTAAGAATCAGTTGGGCCATCTTGTGATTACCCTCATCATTACTTTTAAGCATACCTAATAAGGTATTATATGTTTCTTCATCCAATACCGGAGTAGACCCCCCATCTTTCAGGGGAGTTGCTACTACTGGTACATATTTTTCTATTACTTCTTCCATTATTTCATGGCTATCTTAACCACATCGGCATTAAGCATAAGCTTTTGAAACTTTTGCTTATTTGCATTGATGATCTTCTTAATAATGATATATTTCAAATCATTAGTAAATAAATCATCTGTAGCAAATCTGATTAAGCGGTCTGTTACTTTTTGTGTAATTGTGTTATCTTCTGCATAGTTTATAGTAAAATTGATTAACCTTTGGGCTAACACACTTGCTATATCTGCGCGATACTGAGGTCCGGCACCAATACAAGATCTGATTTCTCCAATAATATATGGTTCATTATCATGAAGTAACATATCTTTAGGAGTAACCATTTTATCCAACTTGTTATGAATAAATGTAGTAAACATAGTAGTAAAATCACCACTAGTAGTACCTTCACCTAACTGCTGAATCAAACCTAATTGAGCCATAAAATCAGGAATAGACATTAAACTATTGAAGAACATAGTTACAGTTCTTGCATTAAGTTCTGTATTCTTTTCCATAAGTTCAGGATGTAATAACAAGAAGTTAATACATCTGCCATCAATACCGGTCTTCTCTGCATATCTTGCCCACACAGAAACATCAAACTTATAACTTACATTGATTACACGAGTCTTTTGAGCATTGTCTAATGCTGTTACACTATATACTCCGTTATCAGGATTAGAAGTTAGAAGTATCATTGATCCTTCTGGTAATCTCCAGTTGTTGTAAGTTTGATTCTCTATTAAAGTCATAGTAGCTTGAACAAACTTCTCAGAAGCTCTGCTATAATCATCTAATAAAAGAATGATAGGTCCTGTTGCTGATTGTACCCATTCTGGAGCAGCATGAGTCATGCGTTTCTCATTAGTTGGTTTATAACCTGCTGTGATATACTGAGGCATAATACCTTCTACTACCCATTTCTTTGTTTCGCCATCTTTGGCAATCATTTCATGTTCTTTACACGGATAACCTACTAAATCAGAAACATCTTCTAACTCAGCTAAATTTTTCCTTACTAAAGCCATACCCATTTCATTGGCAAGCTGTAATATAGTTGAAGTCTTTCCTCCACCTGCTTCACCTTCTACATTAACAGTCTGAGCTGGTAGCTTCTTACTGATTAATAATTGATTATTCTTGTGGATATAGGTTAAAAATTCTTTTAACTCTTCTGCATTTAATGCTATTTGTGCTGACATAATTTAATTTAATTTGATTACTAGACCTTGTAGATCATTATTAATACTTGATTGAGATGACATTACCCATAATACAGGGCCTCGGCATTTGTCTGGAGCCGGTGCTTCACCATCTGTAAGAAAGATTAAGCAATTATACTTTCTGAAATTTGCATCATAATAGTCTGTAACAGGTGTAAAGCTAGTTCCACCTCTACCATGAATTTCAAGATCCTTCTTAGGATCAAATCTCTCCATGTGATGGATAGCGCTGTCACACTGTATAACCATGATCTCAGTTCCGGTTCTATGAATATGATTCATCTCACCTAAGAACTCTTTAAGCTCATTGGTACTTACTGAACCTGAGGTATCAATTGCTACTAAGATCTTTCTACGCGTCTTGTGTTTTAAGCCTGGGTTCTCCTGAAATCTGAAGTTAGGCTTGGACCGGGACATCTTTGTGAAGGTTTTGGTACTACCTCCTACAAACCGTCTTAGGTAACCTCTCCAGTTGAACTTAGGTTCTTCAACAATAGCAATCCTTTTAATGATCTCTGCCATCTCTCCAGGAACTGTTCCACGGCTCTTTGTAACTTGATCTGCTACTTCCGATAGGATATGCCCTGTCTGAGTCCTAATTAGCTTCTTAGTGGCTTCATCAAGATCATCAAACTCACCCCAAGTACTGTGATCTGGAAGTTGTACTTCTATCTCACCACCACCTTTGGCTCTGATTTTTACCATTTGTCCTCCACCAGGTTGATCACCTTCTCCAGGCATAGGAATACCAACAGCACCTGCAGCAAGCATAGCATTAAGATTTGGACAATTTCCTGCTTGCTTACCCTGCATTAATTTGTCATAATAATACTGAGTACCCTTCTTTGCTTCAAGCTTTAGTTCTGGATATGATTCCGGAAGTTGTGGACCTGGAGGTAGGAAATCCTTATCTATATACTGATTGATCTCAATGTCCATTGCTATATTAGCAATTTCTTTATCTGTAAGATGATCATAATCTGTAATATGGAAAAAGGCAATATGTAGAAGCTCATGCTTCAATAAACCTATGTGTTGGTTAGTGTTTAGCTTATTCCAAAAGTTTTCATTTATGTAAAGCTGATAGTTAATACCCTGTCTACTTACACCTGCTGTTGGTACAGCTTGATTATTCCATTGCTTGTTAAGCATAATTAGGAATAGTCCATAGAAGGGCTCCTTTAACATCAGATCTTTACTGGCTTTGGCCAATTCATCTGTTTTGTTATTCATAATCTTTAAGTTTTACTTTGATTTCAATACTTTCAACAAAATCCATTCCTGCAATGGTACTCTTTAAAAACTCAACATATCTTGCAGTAAAGAATTTTTTGTTCTCATCTTTATATGCAGTTTCATTACCTAAAGCCCTATAAATATCAGAAATTTTTATGTGATATCCAACAGGAATGCCTAGATTTTCTTGATATTTTAAGTGAGTATTGCATTGCTGAATCCAATTAAGAATATCACATTTTGTATTTTTTCTGAGAAAAGCAATTGCAGCAAAGTTTCTTTGTTTATCTAATGTTTTAATACAACTAAGAGCTACTTGAACATCTTCAGGTGATGAATTCAACATTTCTTTTAAATTCTTATAGCTTGCTTCATCAATTACTAGTCTTGTATCGGTAGTGTCTTTAGCATCCATAGTGGTGTTTTTTTCTCTGTTATGTTATCCAGCCATTCTTTGGCTGATGGGATGTGATTATTACAATCTTCTTTTACGTGTTGTTCTCCTACATATCTTACATAGACCTTTTTACCGTCCTTATTGAAAAAATGTTTACCAAATACTCTTTCACACTCAAATATTCCTTCTGAGTGATGGCGGAATACTCTATGTATAGAATGTCCTACCCAAGCTTTAGTAGCATCAAACCATTCATGTATTGGTAAATAGTCTTCTTCTACGCCACCCCACTTCTTAACTGAGGATTTAGCATGTTCTGATGGATGTGCCATATTAATCTCCAAGAGTACCTTCTACATCAGTATGTACTGATTCTGTTACATTAACATAATGATCACCTTTATATTTATAATCTTCTGTAGAAATAAATATAACGCCACCACCACCATCATTGTTATACCAGTCATCTGCATTATCTGCTATACTGTATATTTTATCTTGTAATAATTCAAATAGATCATTTTCTATATCAGCTAGTACAGCATCTTCTTCAAGTTGTGGAAGGTCATCCTTATTTTCTTCAATAACACCGCCTCTTTCTACTAGATACATTTCATCTATAGCACCACTATCACCACTACCGCTATATCTTGCATATATATGAGAGTATCCTTGACTAGCAAGATTAAATAGTACATGTGTAAAACCGCTATCTAAAGGGATTGTACAGCTTATTTCTTTTTTTTCTTCACTCATTTTTCTTCTGTTTATAAAATGAACCAAGGATGTTACCATTAAGATACATATCATGCTCTAATACTTCATACTTAAACTGATGCTTTACCTCTTGGTAAGTCAATTCAGTTTTGCTATAGCATATTTTGAGCATAGTTCTCTTCATTTTTACTCCTTCTTTCTGTGCTTTTTTAAGCACTTCATTACTACTGTAATAATTGTTGTATGCAGTTTTAGCTACATGCTCATAAGCTTTCTTTCTTTTGTCTACAGGTAATTTCTTTTTACTAAGCTTCTTTTTTATAAGAGCTTGAAAGTTCTTCTTACCTATATAAGCTACTGATTTACCATCAATAACTGCTTCGATCATGTAGATGAAACCTACTGCTCCTGGCGGGATGTCTTCATCCTGGAACTGTTTACCATTGTATATCCAACTCATGAGTTATCTCTTTCTTGAGCATTCAATGCCTGAGTTATAATCTCATCTTTGAGTTCATCTGTTAATGTTTGAATTGGTAGGCTGAATAGCCACTTCTGAAATTCGTCCATATTACTCTGTTATTACTGCTTGTTTCATTAATTTCTCTTTTAGCATAGGAGTCAAGGTTTCCCTTACCTTGGTTAGAGTTGTATCCCTTACTGAATCTGATAGATCTTTGGACATCTCTAGGACAACATAAGGTAAGTCATACTTCTCCTTATACTTTTTCATGGATTCTAATCCTGCTGGATCATTATCAAATAGAGTGCAGATTCCTTGATACTTATGCTTAAGTGCTGTTATTACATGCTCTTGTATCATTGTGTTTTCACTATCCGGTGCAATGGCTTCTGCATTCTTGTAACCAAGTTTTGTGAAAGCCATAATATCTTTTAATGAACTACAAATGATTAAATATGGCACCTTCATTGTAAGCTGATCCATACCTTGGATGTAATCTTGTACTTTGATGAACTTATAGTCTTTCACTAAAGGGTGATAGATTTTATAGAGTGTACCATCTTTCCGGAAGTAACCATACATGTTAGTACTTTTAATCACTTGTTCTGTGATAGAACCATCTTCTTCTTTTTGTAATTTATAGTCTGATAAAGGAGATACTTTATAAAATTCTAATAGTTTTGATCCTATATTGAATTTACTCCAATATTTATCATCAAAATTACTCCAAGATCTTATAGTGAAATCTACTACTTTATACTTAGACTTTTTCTTGAATTGTCTAATGCCATCATCTTTATTGTTAAGAATAAAAGCATTATAATCTTCAATAATCTTATGAGCAGTCTCACCTCTTGTAGTAAGCTTTGGCTCAGTAAGCTCCATAATTAAGTTAATTGCATCTCCTGATTTTCCTGTTGAAAAATCTTTATACTTATAAGTATTATTTGATGCATAATATATGCACATTGAGGGTGTTTTATCATTTTTATTGAACACGGACTTTATCTTTATATCTTGTCCTGTTAACTTTTCTTGCAATTGTAAATAGTGTTCAAATATCCATTCTCTTGGAACCTCTGTTATTTCTGTAATTAGTGATTTAGTTCTCAGCATGCTTCTCTGTTAAATATTAATAATCTGGTGATTCTGTATTTTTGACATAACTGATTATATAAAAGGGGAGACTTAATTGCCTCCCCTTATTAATTAAAGTTCAAAATCAGAACCTGCTTTAGAGTCTCCAAACCCTTCTACTTTTTCTTCTTTCTTTTTGCGGATATGATCTGCTTCATTGTATTTAATTAGCTTTGATACTTGTACATCATCTTTCTCAATAGGTGTTCCATCTTTAGAATACTTAGGTAAAAATAATTCATGAGCTTTGTATCCTCCGCGATTGGTGTACTCCTTACCAGCAATACAGAATCTAAAGAATTGATCTTTAAAAGGCTTTTCTTTATTAAAAGCTGTATAGATAGATTCAATTGTAGGATGTTTATCATCCTGAGCATCAAACCATTTTACACAATCAAAACTTGTGCATAATTGTTTAAGGAATTTCATCATTTCTGAATCTCTGCTAACAGCAATACCACTTTTAGTTTCACCATCTGCAAAAGCCCATTCTGTAGCTTTTACTACACCTACTTTACCTTTATGGCGACCTAGAGATTCATTGTTTTTATCAATGAAAAATCCTTGGAAGTCATCACCTAAGTCTTCACCTTCTAGATGAAACATTACATTCAATGCTCCCTCTTTAAACTTGAATTCCTCAAGAGTTACATTATTAATTTTACATAGATTTGTTCCTGGTTCTAATGTCTTTGACATTCCACCATCTCCACCAGTTTTGATGTTTTTTGTACTTAAGTTACTCATATTGTTTTTTTTATTTGGATTATTTTACTTCTGTATGGGTTACATCTATTATTTCTTTGATAGTACCATCTTCATTACGCTTCACAGCTATCTCCGGGATATTGAAACTATCAGTTAACTCTTCTGTCATGTACAAACCTAATAATAGATCTGAGCCAACACGATTAGCACCTTTTGCTAAACATCTTGCATACAACATCTCTTTAGGCATCCGCTTCCAGTTATCCTTAGTATTTAAACCTTGGCCGGTTGCATCTATCCATGTAAAAGAACAAGTTTCTTCTATACCATCTCTGATAAATACAATAGTAGTTCTTCTATCCATAGGATTTTCTGCTATATCTTTTCTCATCTCAGTTACAGAACCATCTTTGTAAACATATACACCATCTTCTTTAGTATAGAATTTTACACCACCTTTTCTTAGTAAAGCATTAGTTGCTTTTGCACTTAAGCTTAATTTACCTTGAATAGGAATAATGTAATGGAATGCCTGCATTGTAGGAAATCCTAATTCTTTACCCATCTGCGCGATAGTGAATGCTTGCTCTACAGTTTTTATGTGAGCCGGAAGTTGTTTTGATTCAATGAGGGTTGCTAGAAAGTTTTTTAACTCTCCATCCCCTGCTACTGTAATTTCTTGTCCCATTACTTATTTTTTATAATTATGTTTAACCATTCTTTATTGCTAACTGGTTTGTTAAGCATGATTGCTGCTAAATCACGAATAGTCATCTCATTAAAGGGAGGATCTGTTTCCGGATTAGGTAAGCTAAAATCTAAAGCTGGCTTTAATTTAACTTCTTTTTCTGTGGTAATCATAGCCTCAGGACTAGTTTTTTTGATTACTTTGAGTTCTTCTACAGGCACTAAATATCTTATGTGTCCTGTACCTTCTGTAGGCTCTGTTTTTTCATATTCCTCTTCAAAGTGCGGGTTGAACTTCCATAAATATAGAGTTCTTTCCGGATCTTCTGGAACATTGTTTCTGTCTGTAAATTCTAGGTATACATCTTGTCCTCTGCTTATCTCACTATAGAAAAAGCTTATATACAATTCTGTTTTACCTGAAGGCCTATAGGCCAATTTAGGGATTAGTGAATAATCACTTACTCCCAATTTTTCCATTGCTGCCTTATGAAATTCTTTGATTTTCTTAAGGTTTTCTTTCTTGTCTTCTGGACTACTTACTGTTGGTATACTCATTATGTTCTCATTCTTCTTTCTTGCTTACCTGGTGCTTCCATTTCTCCTATTTGCATCTTATGAAACATAGTTCTGAAGAAAGCAGTTCCTGTTTCTCCATTTCTGCATTTTAAAAAATGCATAGCTAAGATTGTTGGATCTTGTTGTATTATAAATCTCTCTACACCATAATAGTTAAGCTTCTGCTTACCTGGTAGATTAAGACCTATTAAAGTATCTGCATGTTGTAATAAAGCATCTGATCCATAAATATCAGATGGCAATATAAAGTTACCATACTTACCATCTTCATTCCTATCTGGAGCATCAATATTTCTATTGAGCTGGCTAAGAATAATAAATGCTATTGGATACTTTCTTTTTAATGCTGTTAATGTTTTACCTAGAGCTTTCAACATGCTCATATCATCCCCGTAAGGGCTGTTATCTAGTAGTAAAGAGTGATCTAAGGTAACAATTGTGTTCTTGTAAGTTCTTTTGCCTTCTTTGTTTAAAGAAGAATGTAATAACATATATTCTTCAATAGCTTCTTTAAACTCCATTACATTACAAGATTCTTCTATTATGTCTATAGGATATTGAAGCTTTGCTTTTGCATAAGCTTTACATTTCTCAAAATCTTCATCTGATAATTTACCATCTGCACTACATAAATACTTATAACTCTTTTCTATGTATTGAGAATACTCTCTGATAGCTGAGTTTTTACCCAACATCTCAAATTGAAATTCTAAAACTCTAAAGTTACTCAGTGGATTAAGCTTGAAAGCAGCAACTATGATAAGATCTTTAATTAAAGTTTTACCAGTTGCTGGTCTAGCTCCTATTACTGTTGTGCTATGCCATTCAATACCATCAGTAGTTGCTTCATTAAATTTTTTCCAGGGAGTTTTAAGACTTGTAATTTTGCCTGATTGTCTACCTTGTAGATAAGACAAGGATTCTATAAAGGCCTCTCTTTGAGTCTTCCACTTTGTTGGTTTGGTCATGTGACTGATTTATTTTACTGGGGTAACAAATATAACTTTTTACAAGTGTAAAAACAACTGTTTTTCACAAGTAACTGATTTATAAGTGTTAAAAATTAAAAGACTTTATCAACATATTTTACATCATCATGATCTTCTCCATTCTTTACTAATTCACAGTATCCTGCTAGATCTGATATCCATGATTTGTCTGAATCTTGCTTCCTGATGAAGTACCTTGATGTACGCGTATACTTAAATCCTTTCTTCTCTTCTTCTTCTATATAATATGCTGCAGCCTGATGAATAATTTCCCAGCCATAATCATACTCTTTAAAGAATTCTCTGAAAGCCACTATAATTTCTTTAAGTGGTGATCTTGCCGGTTTATTACTTGGCAATTTCATCCGCGGAAAGATGTTATTATACTTTTCAGCATTAGCTTCAAAGTCTTGACCCATTAATCCATTATTAGACTTTTTTATCTGTACTCCAAAGTATGAATCTATCTTACTAATCAAGCTTAAGGCTTTAGGTTCTAGCTCATAAGTAGTTTCCTTAATCCAGTGATCAACTAATAAAGCTCTCAACTCTTGATGAGTATTCATTAGAGGAGCTGTGATACCTTGATTCATAGAATAAAGTAGATAGAACTGATTAGGTGTTAGTTTAGCTTCAGCAATATGATTAAATACTACTTGTATACCTATTTTACTTTTTACCATATGATTTCTTCATTAAATTGTTTTTTTACCAGCTCTGATGTCTTGTTGAAAATGTCATTGCAATCCCATTTTTCTAGATCTTGATATGCTGCAGATGCTGGGTGACTTGCAAATAACTTAGAACTATCTTCAGGAACATATGTTGACCATTCTTCAGCTTTCCTTCCTAAATATATGTAAATTACATTTGGATGATTAATGCTAAGATAATCAAATAAAAATTCTAGAAAAGGTTTCCACATAGCATAGTGTACTCCTGTTTTGGTTATCTGTGTTGTAAAAGCACAGTTAATCATTAAAATTCCTTGATTAGACCATCTTTTAAGATCTGGATCCCAATCATACCCGTCTGTATATACTGTCTCATCTATAGCCTTAAAAATGTATTTAAGAGATGGTTGAGGATTATTAGTATTACTGCAAGAAAACGGTATTCCATCTGCTACAGGATATCTACTTACTTCTCTAACCATACCATCTTTACCTTCTCTTACAGTTACCGGTCCTTGAGGATAAGGATCTTGTCCAATTATGACTACTTTTAATTCATTTAAAGGGCATTCTTCAAAAGCTCTAAAGACTTGTTTTAATACAGGTGTAAATCTTTTACCTTGTTTAGCTTCTGCTAATAGTGTATTTATTATCTTATCAAAATCATTGCTGAGAATAAAACTTTTAAGCTTATCTCCCCAGCCGGATGGTTTAAGATTTTCATACAATTTTTTCTTTACTTCTTCTATGTTTATTGTTTCTAATATGCTCATAATTTTTGTATATTTGCCTATGGCTAAAATTAAATATGATACAATTCCACCTGATGTTATTATAGATATTCAGGTTTCAGGAACCTTCTACAGAGGAATAGTTGATTTATTAACTATGTTAAGTAATACAGTTCCTTTGGAAGAATTTAAAGCAATTCTTGAAAAGCTTAAAGGCAACAATCCAGCTGAGTCAATGATTGAGTTTAATGTTAATATTCTAATGTCTCTTATATATGAGATTGAGAAGAAAGCTAAAGCTCAAAACAAGACTAAAGAGGAAGAGGTAGAAATACCTGATGAACCAGTTACTACCGGCAGTTAACATTTACCATATCTCCTAATTTTATTAAGGCTTCAATTACAAAACCTAGGTCTTCTTTAGAAGCTTTAGCAAAGCTTTTACACTTAGTTATTACCTTACCATCTACTTCTTTTTCAAAGCAGAATCCAGATCTCATTTTAATAATATCTTTTATGTCTTCAAACTCATTACCTGTTTCTTTTGCTATTTCCCTAATACACTTGTGTATCTTAGCTAGCTGAGCTAGAGTTCCATCATCTTTGTTTGCATCAAAGAATACCTCTACTGTTTGATCTTCAACTAAGTTTTCTACAAACAGCTTATATAATTTTTCATCACTGTCTTTAGTATATACTAATTTTCCATGTTTTTTAATAAACATTGAGGAAAACATACTATCTTTTTGCTTGGTCATCTTTCTTAAATTTTTTCCAAGCAGACTTAGCAGTTTTTGTTAATTCTTTTTCTTGAGAAGTTTTCTTAAAACGCTCTTGATTTAGAGCATGTTCTTGTTGTTTAGTTACTGGTTTTTCTTCCATGATTATTGGTTTAAGGTATCCTTTAAGTCTACATTTTTCATGTAGTATTGATAAAGAAAATTGTTATTAATAGATGATATTTCTGTATTTGCTTTTATTACTTGAGCATATAAATGAGTATTAACAGCAGCTATGCTATCATAAGCATTGATTTTATACACATCAACTTCTGAAGGACTGGCAAATAATGACCAACCTCCTCTAATAGCTAATACAGCTACTAGTACTTTAAAAAATTCCATTTTTATAATTTGATTTGTTTATTTTTGCACCATTCTATAGCTTGTTTTGCTATTAAATTATGTAAATTCTCAATATCTACAGAATCAAGAGCTTTTCCCATAGCATAAAGCATAGGAATATTGTCTTGAGTAGATGTCAATTCTATATTTGCTTTTTTCCATGCCGGCATCAACCAATCCCAAGATTTATGAAATAACAAATCTTCAGGACCATATATAGATATTTCTTCTTCTTTAATTGTATTTTTAAGAAGGTTTCTTAGAAAGCTTGGGCCTCCCATATAGTTTAATATAGCACTATTTTTCTGTAGTAATGTGTAATCCATAATTAATCATTTTTTTAAAGTTTTTTAATGTAGCTTTTCTTATAAATAAAAAACTCCAGCATTTCTCTCTTTTAAAAGGTCTGTAATCATTAAGTGTTTTTATTCTAAGAACTAGAACATCCTCATCATAGAGAATATTTACAGGTATTTTACCCGGTAAAGTCATTTCCCACCAGCAGCCTGACTTATCATCTAACCATTTTTTCTTCAGACCTAGTTTTTTTAATTTCTTCTCTGTTAAATTCTTCATACTTTTCTTCTTCTATTGCTTCTTTAAGTAAAGCGTTTAATTCAATCTCAGCTAACACTTTACTATTAAGTATAACACCAAATCTATTAGCTGAATACGCGGAATAAGGAGCACATCCATCAAGATTTACCTCATCAAGATAAAATCCTAATCTACCTCCTTGAATAATCATTTTTACTACTTTATTCACTGTATATAGATTACCTTTCTTTATCCACTTGCTATTGGGTATATCCGAAGGCTTATCTGCATCATTAATACAGATTACTTTAAATGGTATCTCCATCTTCTTTAGGTTGTTCTAAAATATGATCTTCTGGATTATAATTAGGATGCCATTGATGATCTGTTGATTCTTCAGGCACAAAATGTCCTTTTTCTAAAGCTGCTATTCTAAGTTTCTTGTGATAAGTTTCCTCATCTTCATCATGAATACTTACATTACCTTGTCTTAAAGGTATAAAGTCTTCATCACATACTCTTAAATCTACAGTTAGGAAAGTTTTTTCTGTTGTACCATCCTTAGATTTTATAATTTCAGAGCCTGTAGTTATAAACTTAATTCTTTGCTCTCCTACTTTAAGTGCTGTTACTGCCATGTTGTTGGTTTTTAATTTCTTTTAATTGTGATTTTGTAGATTTTCTTGTTTGCCACAGGCATAAGATCTATTTCTTGAACTTTTATAAGCTTGTGCTCATAGGGAGGTGGTGTTAATGTTTTAAATACTGTTTCTGAAGCACCCATATGATGATCCCAAACTTTTACCCATTTGATTTCTTTACCATCTTTGATAGTTGTTTTAAGATCATAAGGTTTAGTATTTAACATGTGTGTATATTCTTCTTGCTTAGTCATAATGTAAATATAATAGTTTTAGCTTGCTTGAACAACTTTTTCACAATGCTCACATACCCAGAGTTTTATACCAAATCTTTTTCCTGATTTAGGTACAATCATAAAGTTATGAAAGCATCCGGTTTGATCTGGATTAGGATTTTTCCCTACTAACTTCTGAAGCAAATCTAATTGAGCATGCCATCTACCTTCTTCTCTTTCTCTAAGTTTTTCATAACAGATATCACATACATCATCTGAATGCCATGGAGCCATTCTATTCTGTAGATTAAAACACTTAGAACATGTCCAGTAATCTTCAGCTTTTGTTGCCATATTTATTTGTTTTTACAGATTTCTATTAGTTTGTCTAGATAAGATTAAAGACTTATCTCTTTTCTCCTTTAGATCAGCAATATAGATTTGATATACTCTATGGCCTATCTCAGGATAATGAAGAAGAGCCATTTTTTCTAATACTTGATCTGTAAGTTCTAAATCATCCAGATCTTTTTCTAGTTGAGCTTTGACATCTATCATAGCTCCTTCTAGTCCTGTAGCAGGTTGGTATCCCCACTTTTCTAAAAATTTTTCTTTTTCCATGTTATTTTATATTAGTTAGTGGATAAACTTGTAATGCTTGGTAATAGTCACTATCCATATTTGCATCTTCACTTGCTTCTTTAAGTGCTGCTGTTACATGAAGTTTAGCAAATTCTAGTAACATCTGATCTAGAAGATTATCTTCATATTTTTTTTGAGGTTTACCATCCCCAAGACCTTTACCTTTTATATTAACACATCCATTGGGGATATATTTGAGACGAGTCTCTTCTGCTGTTGGTATGTTATTTTCCATTGTCTACAGGTTTAGGTGTACATACATGACCATCACTCCATTTAATTCCTGGAGGAGGTGTTAATTCTGGTGAGCTGTACTTGGTACCACACTCACTACATATAAAGTTATTCATGTTAATAGTTTATTAATAATCTTTTTATTATACCTACAGCACCTGCTTTGTAAAATACAAACTCTAATGCTTTTAAATCTGCATGGGTCATACAATTTATGTTGATCTCTACATTTTCACCTGCTGTGTGAGGGATTACTCTTATTAGCTTTACTCTATAGTCGTCTTCAACACCATAATTTCTACTTAAGAACAATACAAAAGAAGAATCACTATAATCTTTAGGGTCTTTTCTGGTGTATCTACCTTCTTCTTCATTACCCTCCCAACCATTTTCTAGTAAGCTTTCATGTGTAATTTTCATATTATTCATTGTCTTGTTTGTTTAGTGAGTTGATAATATCATCTTCAGTGTTAGAGTACTTTAATCTATGTTCACCATCTTCAAGACATGAAACGTGAGATAATTGTCTAGCCATATCAATAGCTTCCCTTATATCTTCCTCTGTGTATTTCTTATCAGCATTGTCTTCTTGGCATTTAGTGTAGCCATCTTGAAAAGCAATATAACTTGTGTGTGCTTCTTCTGTACTATATCCATCAGCATACCTTTCAGCCAACTGTTCTATTTCTTCTTTGCTTTTCATACTTTCTAGTTGTTTGTGTTACCATCTATACTTTTATCTATAGCAGCCATTAGTCTGTTAAAGTTTTCCTTCATTTTAGTAGCGTCTTTAAAATCTTCAGCTAGATTAGCACCACCATTTACATAAGCTAATAACATATGTTCATCTATATACCGCTTGTCTTTATAGTCTTCTTGGCATTTTTCATAACCAGCAACAAAGCCAAATCTACCCTCCATGCCCATCATTTCTTTTTCAGCTAACTGTTCTATTTCTTCTTTAGTTTTCATATTAGTCTTGTGTTAAAGTTTTTCATCTAATAACTTGAGTATATTTAACCAATTGTGTTTGGTCTTAAAATACACTTCCATAGTTGTAGCTCCACCTTTATCATTCATTAGGTATATATCTAAACCATACAAATCTGTATCATCTTTATAAGCATAATAACCTTTAAAATCTAGTTGGTTAAATGTAAAAGCAACATAACCATCTATGTATACTTTAATCCTGCCATTGTATATGACTAAATCATATTTGTGAGTTTTCTTTTTCATGTTAGTTTTCTATTTTAGCTGTGAGACCTTGCTCTAGCAAGGCTTCACATATTGGTTTTAGTTTTTCAAATGAGCCATGCTTAACATCACACCTACCATTATGGTGCACTATCATAGTACATTGTTCTGCTTGCTCCATAGAGTGACCACAATACTTTCTCAAACATTCTAGAACATGAGGGAAGGTATTGTAATCATCATTATAGAGGATTATTGCTTTAGTAGGGTTTACCAATTCATCTATGGCATGTTCTACTTCCTTGTCTACTTCTGGATCAAGTACTTCTAAATCTCTCATTTCTTCTTCTTTACTTTTTTAATAAATTTCTTAAGTGCATCCCAAAACCCTGTTGCTAGATATACATCGTATAAGTAAATACTCCGGGGAGCTACAATAAATCCTTTAATGGATTGATTCATACTTACCATATGACCATCTCTATATATCCAGCATAACCAGTAATTCTTACTTTTTAGTAAGACATAGCCCTGAAGAGGATATTTCTTAGGGTTTTCATAGCAATAATCACCTCTAAAATCATAAAATGTTCTCATAATCCTACTTTAGTTTTTTTAATTAAAGGAAGTCTTAAATCAATCTTTTTAATAATAGTACTAAAAGCTTTTACAAAGTCATCTTGTTTTGCTAGTTTGTGATAACTGAAGTGATGAAGAGGTACATCAATATGGGATATATTATCTCTGAATACACGTACTCCTTTTGTTTTAGAGTGTAAAGGATCTTTCTTGTTTACCTTTATTTCATGTATGTATACTACTTCAGTATTATCACCATATTGAGTCTTTATAAATTTGATTTTAAGAAGTCTCTGAGCTTCCTTATCAGCACTTCTTTTTTGCAACTCTTGTTGTAAATTATTAGATTCTTTACCTAGCTTATATCTTTGGTTATCTAAACTTTTGATTTTAGCTTTTATTTGTTTTTCTGTTGGTTTATTCATTTGTCCATTCAATTTTAGTTTGATCATAGTCTTCTAGTGCTTGTTTTACCCATGCTTCATCTACAGTACTTTTGTAACAAAGTATATGAATTGTACATTTATCATTAGGATTTAAGCGCATAAGCCTTCCTATTCTTTGTGATG